CCGTCACTTCTCTTGGGCCCCCGTGTGGAGCAGGCTCCCGGTCCCCCTGTGAAGGGTCGCCGGGAACGTGCATCGAGGGGGCGATCGTCCCCACTCCAGCAGGTTTGGACAGCCTGCTGGAGCGGTTTGGTCCACTCTGGCTGGGATGACATGTTGGTAGCGTGGCATCTTCACTCTTGGGTCGTGAGGACCGGCCGCTCGCGCGGCTGGCTCTTCGTGGCCAAAGAGTTGAAGGCGCTTTGCCACCAAGTGCGCGCGTCCGGTCTGCGGTCCCACTGCACGTCCACCTGCCGACTCCCGTCGGCGGTGGTGTCGTGTCTCGTGGGACTGGCACACAGACAAGGGCGCGCCGCATTCGCATTTTCCCGTCTGGCTAGAGCACTTCCTCTCCCCGTTGTCGGGGAGAAGGAGGCACTCGAAGACGCCAGACAGGTTAATGCGACATGTCATCCCACATCGGACGGCACGCTCAGGATGCTTGGCGACTACGTCAGGGCCAACGCCCTGCCGCGGAAGCTCCGCAACCTGCGCGTGCTCCCCTCCTCGTCGTCGGCCTGCTACGAGCTGCCTGCAGCTCGTGGCGGGGTCGACGGCTACCTCCGTCGGAAGGGACTGCTCAAGTCTCTCGTTTTCGGCATGATGGGTGGTTCCACCATTCGTCTTGTCACGAGAGAATTTGGGCAGTTCTGCCAGGATAGTCTTGGGACGTTCTGTCTCAAGGTTATCCGTGACAACGTGTCCTCTCTTGAGGACTCGTCTTCTGACCACGCGGTTCGCTGCCTGGGGGTGCTCGTGTTGCGGTCGGAGCGGGCCTTGGCCCGCTCTCGTGCCTGCGCACTCGCAGCCCCGGGAATGAAGTGGCGGGTCATCGGTGTGCCCGATGCCCTCACTTTCATCGAGGGTACTTGGGTCCGCTGGACGTCGAACTTGCTTCCTAGGAAGCACTTCGACCCCAGTGGGAACAAGTACCCGCCAGCGTTCCGCGCGCTGCCTGCTGGGGGGACCTTCCGCTCCTTGGATTTGTCCAAGGCGACGGATGGTCTCTCCCACCAGGCGGTTGAGGTAGTGGTTCGAGCACTTGCGGATGCCGGCGCCATGAGATCCTCGGATCTCACGGCGTCGCTCCGCTCGCTTGGCCTCGCCGGCCTGGTCACTTCTTGGAAGTGGCCTGGTCGCGAGGCCCTCGAACCAGCGAGGAGGGGAAGTCCGATGGGCACTCCTCTCTCCTTCGTGGTGCTTTCCTGGATTAACGCTTTCGCTACAGAGGCCTTTACAGCCTCTGTAACCCATGGGGACGATGCCGTTGGGTATTCGTTGAGTTCGGAGGAACTCGACGAGTACGAGATGGCCATCGTCGACATGGGCGGAAGCGTTAATCGCCTGAAGACGTACGCTAGCTCTCGGGGTTTTACCCTTTGCGAGCGGGCGTACGTGCATCAGGGCACCGCGAAGGGAAGGTCCGTTGCCTTCTGCCCGCCGCCTTGTCCCCCTCCGGGGATCAAGGTGCCCACTGCGGCTGCCGCCGATCAGTGGCCGCTCTACCTCCGTAGAGCGGAGCGGGTCCAGAAGACCCTCTTCCCGTGGCTCACCAATTCCGCTGCCGCGCGTCTCCCGACGTGCGTTGGCGGTCTTGGTTACACGGGAAGGGGTCTCAAGGTCTCCCGGCGAGTCCGGTGCACGCTTGGGGCTGCTTGCAGCACCAACGTGGATCGTCTCGTCGTGGAGGTCCTTGAGAAACGGACCTTCCGAGAGGAGGGCCTCTTCCCGCGCCCTGTGCAACCGGCGCCCCGTCACCCGGGTCGCTACTACCGCTTCCGTTCCGGGTTCCTTGCGGACTCGAAGTGGAAGTCGGTAGGCGACCCCATGTGGCAGGAGTCGGTTGCGTACGCTGACCTCGTCGGGTTCCGGGAGGGGGAGTGCCTTAGGGCATTCCTTCTCGCGGGTGGCCCGATGAGGCGCGTGAAGGGCGCAGGAAGACCAGAGAAGACCAAACGCCGGGCTCTCTTCCGAGTCAGGGCCCCGCCTAACTGCGCTCCTCTGAGCGTCAGTGGTGGCGTGGCAGCCCTGACTCGGCTCTCTGAGCGCTTGCGCGCCCAGAGAGTGAGAGTCCGGCCGGACGTAGCCTCCATGATTCGTGGTCGAACCACAGAGGAGC